TATTTATTTAAAGCACCTAACCTATCATCAGCATCAACTAACATAGCAAGTGCTTCTTCAGCATTCTTATAAAAGTCTCCTGTTGAATGGTCACCGATACCAACTGCATTATTACTTAATATTTCAAGTGATAATAAAGCTTTTGATTTATCTGCTTCAGCAGATGTTACTAGCATTTTATATAAATGTTGTTTCATTTTAGTAATGGTTTTATTTCTTTTTTGTCTAACCCTTTATTAGTTAATATACGATTTATTTCTGTAGGAGCCAACATTTCTATATATTCTTTTGCTTCTCTACTAGAACATTCAAAGTAACCTTTAATATGGTTTACTAAATCTTTATTAGGTTGTTTTACCTTAGATTTAATATATTTATTCCATTTGTTATTTTTAGGAATATATTCTTTATAAATTGAATATATTTCTTTTTTACTTTGAGGGGGCATAGATTGAACTTCATTCACTATATCTATGTAATTAGGATCCATACTAAGGAAGCGATGGACCATATAACTATTCCAAACCTCCCAATCTTTGTCTGTAAAAGACTCAACTGGGGGTTTGGTGTTGTTAATACATTTGAGCCAATCAAAGACGTTTTTCATTAAATAAGCTCGTCTGTTAGTTCTTCTCTTAATTCTTTAGGTAATGAATCCTTTAGAATCTTTTTAGAAGAAGGATCATAAAATACAGGAATGGGTAGTAGAGCATCTTCATCTGTTCCTGTAATGAATTTGGATACTTTACGTAATACTACACCTTGTAAAAAAATGCTACCTCCATCAAAGTTTTTGATTTCAGTTGTGTTGTTAAGGTCAATTTGAGGTTGTTGGACTTGTTTTTCCATAATTACTTATTATTTATTAAATTTTGAATTAACGACATTGTATTTATTTCCTTGTCGATTCGGAAATTTGATTTATATTGATGTTCATTTATTAAAATAGCTGCTGTACCTTCTTTACCTGGTGAATGTTCAGATGATCTTTCGTATAGGGCTTTGAATAATTCATCAAAATCGTCTACATTAGCATCTGCTATGATTTGACGTATATCATTAAATTTAGACCCATCTGATAAAGCATTAATTACCTTATCGATATAATTAGATGATACTAATACTGATTGGTCTAGTTTTAATACATTATCTTGTGTAGATAACTGTATAGTATTAATACATTTACGTAAATCAGGATAGTATTGGTTAACTAGGGGTACTAAATCATTTATTTCGAATTCAATAGATTCTTGATCTAAAATTCCAGCTAAATGTTTAGCAACATCCTTTTTAGTTGGAGGTACTATTTTAAGTACTTGACATCTTGATTGTAAAGGATCAATAATACGCTCCACAAAATTACAAGTCATGATAAATCTTGTAGTACGTGAAAATGTTTCGATAATATTACGGAGTGAAGCTTGAGCTTGAATCGTAAGAAAATCTGCTTCATCCAAAATAACAACCTTAAGTGGTTTGAAAGAGGCAACACTCGCAAACCCTTGTACTTTATCTCTAATAGTTTCAATACCTCTTTCATCTGAGGCATTAATGTATATGAATTCACAGTCAAGGTTTTTGGTAATTATTTTAGCTAATGTAGTTTTCCCACAGCCTGCTGGGCCGTAAAATATAAAATTTTGAATATCATTCTGTTCTAGATATTTAGATATTGCTCCTTTAATATTCTCATTCCCAACATAATTTTCTAATTTTGTGGGTCTATAACGTTCGACTAATAAACTGTGATTTTTAGTACTCGCCATATAAAGAATATTGTTTTACAGGTTGTGGTTTAACTTCGTGTTCTGATGTTGTAATTGCAAATAATTCGCTAGTCATAGGGGATAATCTATAGTCTCCTCTAAATTTAGTTTGAGTCATATACGCCTCTAGAACATCTGTGAGGGAGTTGTAAACTTTCCCATCAACTCCATCAGATGTAAGTTTCCAACGGTCCCCAGGGGGTTGTCTTTTAGCTATGAGTACAGGGGTCTCTTCAATCCTTATTTGTCTTGCGCGGATGTCTTCTACTTTTATGTCTTCTGTCATAGTGTTAATATATGAAAAATTAATAGGGGGGGCAAGCCCCCCTACATAAATTATTTACTTTCTGCTACAGATGCTTTTTTATAATCTGTAATTACTCTTTTAATAGCTTGTGCTGCTTTTCTTGCCCTTGCTTGGCTAGCTTTAGTAGTTCCACCATTTTCTGCTGATAAGATATTGTAGTTTTCTTCAATAATCTCAAAAATTTCTTGTTTCGTCATTTTTTATTTATTTATTTATTAATTAATTTACATTCCCATACCCATCATAGGGTCCATTTGTGGTGGGTTATTATCTTCGCTTGGTTCATCTACTACAGTACATTCTGTAAGTAATACTGTACCCGCAACTGAGGCTGCATTTTGTAATGCTGTACGAGATACTTTTGTAGGATCGATGATTCCAGCTTCTTTCATATTAACCGTTTCACCAGTTTTAATGTTATACCCAGCCCAAGTATCATTACCTGAATTGATTAAACTGTCTGCTAGGATTTGACCTTTAACATCGTTAAAACCAGCATTAACTAAAATTTGATTAAATGGTTTAGCACATGCTTGTTTAACAATTTGTGCACCAGTAGTTTCAGCTTCTATACCTGAAGATGCATATAGTAATGCTATTCCTCCTCCGGGTACAATACCTTCTTCAATTGCTGCCTTTGTAGCATGTAAAGCATCATCTACTCTATCTTTTTTCTCTTTCATTTCCGTTTCGGTATTTCCTCCTACGTGGATAATAGCAACTCCCCCAACAAATTTAGCTAAACGTTCTTGCAACTTTTCAATTTCAAAAGGAGTTTGAGCTTTATTAATTTGGGTTTGAAGTTCATCAATACGCTTTTCGATTGCATCTACATCTCCCTTACCATCAACAATTGTTGTTTGTTCTTTTTCAACAGTTACTGTTCGTGCTTCACCAAACCATTCCCAGCTGAATTTATCAAGTTTCATACCTTTATCTTTACTGAAAACTTGACCACCAGTAGTAATAGCGATATCATCAAGTACCAATTTTCTTCTATCTCCAAATTCTGGGGATTTAACAGCACAAACATTCATTGTACCTCTCATCTTATTTACAATCAAGGTTGCTAATGCTTCCTGATCAATATCTTCAGCAATGATTAGTAAAGATTTTGCTTGGTTTGATACTGCTTCTAGAATTGGGAGTAATTCTTTAACTTGAGTAATTTTCTGGTCTGAAATTAAAACAAGTGGGTTATCTAGAGTAGCGGTCATAGTAGTATTGTTTGTTACAAAATAAGGGGATTTATATCCTCTATCAAATTGTAATCCTTCTACTGTTTCTAGATATGTTTCTCCGGTTCGTGATTCTTCAATATGGACAACACCTTCCATCCCTACTTTATCAATAGCGGTTGCAATTAGTTTTCCAACTTCAGGGTCGTTATTTGCTGAGATGGTTGCTACTTGTTCTAATTGTTCCTCAGCAACAATATCTTCTGCAATATTATCTTTAAGGTTTTTAACAACTGTTTTAACTGTAGTATCAATGTCACGTTTAATCTGTACCGCGCTTTCATTATTATTTAAAGCATTCAAACCTGCTTTAATCATCTCGCGAGCCAATAGGGTAGATGTGGTTGTACCATCACCTGCTTTTTCTGCTGTTTTAATCGCAGCCTGTTTTACCAATTGTGCTCCTAACTCTTGTTCTGGGTCTGATAATGTGATAGATTTAGCAACTGTAACTCCATCTTTTGTTGATTGAGGTACTCCTTGAGGATTAGAAATAACAACATTTCTCCCGTTAGGACCTAAAGTTGATACAACAGCATTTGCCAAAAGATCAATACCTTTTACTAGTTGGGTTCTTGCTTCTGAACCTAATTTGATTTGTTTACTCATTTGATATAGCTTTAATTTCTTCTTGTGTTAATGATTCTTTTGTTTCTTCTAATAGATCTGATACCTCAAGTGTTGAGCATATTTTAGCTAAAATTTGATTTTCAGGTCCTACATAATATTCTTCACCATCGTATGGAAGTTTTGTGAATCCCATAGTAGGTAATACTACTTTGTCTCCTACTTTTAGGATAGTTTCTATGAAATTCCCCATTTGGGTAGGTTGTCCAGGACCTACGGCTACTACTTCACCGAATTCATTTTTTTCTTTTCCTAGATCAGGTACGATAATATTACCAAAAGTAGTTTCTTCGGGTTCAATCGGTTTTACAATAACGGCGTTAAACAGCGCTTCTAATTTCATTTGTGTAAGTTTTAATTTGTGAATGGATTGTTTTAAATTCTTCTATGTATTCAATAAGTGAATCATAATCTTTTTTAGTGTGGAGTTTTTCAACTGCAATTTTGTTTAGTGCTCTTTCAAAACTTGAATAGAAACCTTGAGGTTTCGAATACTCAGTACCTTCCCCTTTAGACCTAAAGTGGTTTTTATTTGGTTGTACTCTCTCATTTACTGTATAACAAGTTTCATCTTTTGTTATAAAATAAGGTTCCATTAAAGGGTCAGAAATGGTTGTTAGTGATTTGGATCTTCTAGACATATATAACTGTTTTTATTAGACGTCAATATACGAATAATATTGCGTTAGGACACGCTATATTGGGAAAACTTTTATTTTATTTTGATTGATTGTGGTTTTTTGGATTCCGCAATTGGAATAAATAAATGAAGTAAACCATCTTTCATTTCCGCCTCTAATTTCTCAAGTTCGAATTTAGCTGCTACTTTATAACCTAGATTAAAAGATCTTTTAGCTAATCCTTTATAGATATAACTAGAATAATCTTCTTCTTCGGTTGGTTTTTCATAGATAATTTTTAAAAGATCACCATCAATTTCTAATTGGATATCTTTTTTAGTTAGACCAGTACAGGCAACTTCAAAATGAAGTCCTTCATCGTCATAAAAAATGTCTAGTGGGTGTGGTTGTTTGTTTTCAAACGTGGTTGGTTGAAAAACACCGTCTGCCTTGAATAGGTTACGGAATAATAAATCGAACTTAGATTGTTCGTGGAATAATGTACTCATATCATTTAGTTTTTGTGAGGCCGAAGCTCTCGATTAATTTAAATATAACAGCATGCCCTAGCTATACAATATTATATTCTATTATACATATGTTAATTTTCTACTTTCATCCATTTATTACAGGTTTTTTATTCATTTCTTGCTATAAAATATTCGGATTCAATTTCTTTAGATGAAAAATTAAGTTTCATAATACCTACATCTGATAGTTTTAAGGTACCACCATCTTGGTCTTTATTTGCG